ACTGACGCAGAAAAATTATTTTGATAAGGAGATTGTATGAATATATTAAAAGAATTTGCAAAAATTTTTATCAGGTCCAAACTTGAGGATGAAAAACGAAAGCTTAAGGACAAATTACAAAAACAAATAATTACATCTACTAGTACTTCTGTAGTAGCTAGAAATGTGGCTTATCTTGGAATAGTAGATAAGCTAGATGGTAAAGGTATCGCAGAAGTAAATAAAATTATAGATAAAATTTAATAAAAGAGTTATAATTAAATAACATTTTCTTTTATTGCTAAAAGCCCCTATTGCTTAGAAAACATCTAGGTAATAGGGGCTTTTTTTATTTTTTTATTGATAAATTTGCTTTACAGAATAATCAAAATATAGTATAATAAAAATATAGAAAGGAGGTGTTTACATGATAGATAATGATGTAAAAGATTTTCTTGAAGTATCTACTTATCTTATAGTTATTGGTGAAACATTAATAAAAATAGGTAGGTGGTTAAAAAGAAAAGCAAATAAAAAAGCCCCGCAAAATCGTAGAAAGCCTCGCAAGCGTAAACGATAAAGCAGAGCCGTAGAAGGAGCGGTTATCCGCTCCACTACGATTATTCTATCATGTATAACCGATGAAAACAATGATATTATTTACCATAATAGTTTTAATTAATTTTATTTTGAAGTTTAAAGACTTAGATTTTATTAATTGGCTTAATGGTGTAAGCATGGGAGTAATTATTTCATATTGGTTTATTAGATTTAGGAGGTAAATATGGGTAGAGGCGGAAAGCGTGAAGGTGCTGGAAGACCAGTGGGAACAACAAAAGAAGTTAGTACAGCACGACCAGGAAGAAATATAAGAGCTTATGATGATGAATATATTCTTATAAAAGAGTTTATGAAAATAGTAAGGAAAAATCCAAAATTAGCTGAAGAATTTATAAAAAATAATAAAATGTAAATAAAAAAGACCGTCTGCACTACCGACCAAAGTATTACAGACTGTCTTCTTAAAACAGAGGTTATCTTCAGAAAATAACCTCTTTCAATATTGAAAAAGCCTATAATTTTTAATAGTTTATAATTATTAAAAAGTCGTTGCTATAAAGTATTTATCTAAGGCAACGACTTTTATTTTTTTTAATTATAAAGATGTCAAAATATGATGTCACAAATCGTCTGATTAAAAAATAATAATAAATAAAAAACGTCGTAACCTTAATTACGACGCTGATTTACATATGGTTAGCTATTAATTCAAATACAACACTTGTTAAAGTTAAATTATTTTGGTTGCCCCCATATTGCTCCCAAAACCATAATTAAAATACAATACTTGTTAAAATTAAATGCTAGAAAAGTCAATCTTTATGATTTTCATTATACTATTAAAAGTATTAATATACAAGAATTTTAAATTTTTTTACTAATGATGATAGAATTTTTGGAGACTAAAAAAAGGTTTAATTTTTAAGCTTTAGAGGAGCTTTGCTTATTTTTAGCTGGTAATTTTATGGTAAATAAAAATTTTATTAAGCAATAAAAAACAAAAAAAGCAACTATCATGGATAGCTGCTTTAATTTTAAAATTTAGGTATATAGAAAAATAGAACTAATTTATTTTTAACAAATGCTAAATGTTCGCATGTTAAATCATATGGTGACCCACCCGGGACTCGAACCCGGAACCTGCTGATTAAGAGTTAAAGCATAACAATTTTATACATAAAATAAAGCCTTTGACATCATAATATTATTAAAATGTGTTTTTTTCGGAGAAAAATAATGTTATATAAGGTATTATATTTAGCTATATATTTCACAACATGATGTCAGCATGATGTCAGCATGATGTCAAATATGATGTCATTTTTGAACACGATTATTAAGAAAATCAGCTATAGTCTGTTTCATCTGTTCGGTTTTGTGTACATATCTATTAAGCGTAAAAGAAGCATTTGCATGACCAGCTTGTGCTTGAATTGCTTTAGCCGGGATATTGGCTTCCGCTAAAGAAGTCAAGCAGGTGTGGCGAAATGATTTAAAGGTTATATCCGATTTTATGCCGGCTTTTCGTTTTAATTTCACAAACTCATGTGTTATATTATCCGGCTGAATAAAATCGCCAAAACGTCCTCTAAAATTTGAAGTAAAAACAAAATCTTTATTGGTTAAAATACGACTGTTATTTTTAAATAGTTCTTTTTGTTGTTCTCTATGTTTATTTAAAACAGATTTAACGATATTAGTTAATGGGATATCTCGTATACCATAATCTGTTTTAGGTTCACCTAATGAGAATCGAGATGATAGTGGAGCATGTCTATTTGTTTTAATCGCATGATGTATGTGCATTGTATTGGTTTTAAAATCTATATCCTGCCAGCGAAGAGCTGCTATTTCAGAACGTCGCATACCTGTATCATAGGCAATCCAAAGTATAGCTTTTAGTTGCAAATTAGAGGTAGCATTTATAAGTTGTTTAAATTCATCTTCAGATATGATAGTAGCTTCCCTTGCTTTTGCTTTAGGCTTTTTTACATTTATGCAAGGATTTTTATTTATTAAATCCTCTCGTAATGCTTGCTGTAAAATTGCATTAATGATGATATAGCAGTATTCTTTTGTTCGTTGTGTTGGAATATTTCTTAATACGGTACGTACTAATGACGGAGTGATATCTTTTAGTTTATATTTATCTAATGTAGGGGATATATGCAATCTAAGACTATCTTTGTAGCTGTTTATAGTTGTTGGAGATACATCATCAGATTTTATTTTTAACCATTCATCAGCCCATTCTTTGAATGTAGGCATTAATATTTCTTTGCCATTATCTAATTTAACACGATTTAATTCTCGTTGTACTTCTTCTTCTGTATAACCATATACATATACACGGCGTTTTTCATTCGTCAATGGGTCCGTAAGCATAACGGAAGATTGATATCGTCCATCTTTTCGTTTTTTCATAAATATCATGACCTTTCAATAATTATATCTATTAAATTATAACTAAAAAGTTATTGACTATTAATAACTTTTTAGTTATAATGAATGTGTAAAGGAGATGAGGAAATGCCTACAATATGTATGTTTAGAGGTATTAAAATTTTTATTAATTGGAGAGAACACAGACCACCACATTTTCACGCTACATATGGTGGAGATGAGGTTATCATTTTAATTAATGAATTAGAAGTTTTAGAAGGTTCTATTCCTAGTAAACAATTAAAAATGCTTTTAGGTTGGGCAGCTTTTCATCAGGAAGAGTTAAAAGAAAACTGGGAACTAGCTGAAAAAAATCAAGAGTTGTTTTCAATAGAGCCATTAAAATAATGGCTCTATTCTTTAAATCATGAGGTGATTTAATATGAAAAAAGATGTAAATTATTATTTATCCTTAGGACTCGATGAAGCAATGGCTAAATACTATGCTTCTGGAAGAAAAAAAATCATAGATGTTAAAGCTAATGAAAATTATACACTTGTAATTACTTTTAATAACGGGGAAAAGCGTTTGATGGATTGTAAGACATTTATAAAAGACAATACTGTATTTGCAATATTGAAAGATTACAACGTATTTAAGCGTGTATATGTAGATAGTACACATTCTATTTCATGGGATAAAGACCCTAATATAGATAGTGAAAAAGTATGGAGTAATAAAATAGATTTATGTCCAGATAGTAGTTATGTTGATAGTATTCCAATAGAAGGTTAATAGCATGAATGATATTAAAATAAATAATTTACGTATAGCAATAATTAATGAATTAATAAGAGCTAGAGAGGAACAAGGAATAAGTCAAAAAAAGCTGGAAGAGCTTAGCGGAGTAAAACAGCCTGTTATTGCTCGTATTGAAAAAGGTAAATCCAGTCCTAATACAGATACACTCGTAAAATTACTTACACCATTAGGTAAAAAACTGGTTATTGTTCCATTAGAATCAATAGAGAATACTAAATAAGATTAAAGCCACTGTGATTTTAAATCATGGTGGCTTTTTTATTTTTGTTATTCGTTTTTATCAATACCAGGATGCACATATATACTATTAGTTATAGATGGTAAGTTTCTCCAGTCGAAATTTTGCCAATTAATATTTTGTGCTGTATTAAGGTCCATAATTATTTTTATGGCTGTTTGTTCAGACTGATTTCCATATTTATCAGTAAAATCACCTTTAAAGAAAATACAAACTTCGCCAATAGGTAATTGAGACGTATATAATTCTTTAAAAACTTTAGTTGCATTTATTAGTGCAGATTTATATGTTTTATACCCATGAGCTTTTACATATACTAATACCATTTTAGTACCATCATTCCTACCCATATGCTCATTAACTTCAACATTTATATAGTCGTTTTTATCAATTATTTTTTTTATATGTTCATCAATCTGTTCAGGTATTGGTAAATTTGTATTAATTGTTTGTTCAGTATCTGAGCTAGATACTTTACTAGATGTTGATGAAGATACCATTGAAGAACTGGAGGATGATTTTTCTTGATTATCGGAACCACAAGCAGTAAAGACAATAATAGTCATAAAGGTTAATAAAGTAATTAATATTTTTTTCATAAAAAACATCTCCTAAAAATTATTTTTTTTACTTAACAACTTGAAATTTCTTTCAAGCATATTAGCTATGCTTTTTGTCTAGATTCTTGTTCATTTTCCATAACAATATCGTATTCAGCTTCAATACGGGCTTCAATTTTATCTTTTACTTTATTAGATAATTTTCTATATTTTTTTATTAAATCTTGTTCTTGTTTATTTACCATAAAAATATTAGATGATGGGTTAATATTAGTATCTTTAATATCAATACCTAAAATATAATCACTGGAAACTTTTAAAAAGTTTGCAATAGCTATTAATTCATAGTCTCTAATAGCACGTGTGCCTAATTCAATTCTATTCATAACACTGGGGCTTATATTTAAACTCTTAGCCATTTCAGCTTGGTTTATACCTTTATTGGTACGTAATAAAATAATTCGTTCTCCAATATTATTCATAATATCCCTACTTTCTTTCATTGCATAAGTATTATATCATTTTTCTAATATAGAAAATAAAAAATTGCTAAAAATGAAATTTTTTTCGTAAATAATATTGACATTTCTATTTTAGAAATATATAATAAGCATGTAAAGAGATTTCTGATATAGAAATAAAGTGTGGTGATAAAATGAATTTAGATTTAAAATTTATAAAGACAAAAAGAAAAGAAAAAGGTTATTCATTGCAATATATGGCTAAAGCATTAGGGCTATCAAACGCTTCTCAATATTATAAATATGAGATTGGTTATTATAAACTTAAAGCAGATATGTTGCCTTTATTAGCAAAAATATTAAACTGTAACATAGAAAATTTTTTTATCTAAAAAATTTCTAAAATAGAAATAATATTGTAACTTATAGCCAAAATAAATTGGGTGGCAACCAAAATAAAAGTAAAGTAATGGGGTAAATAATAGTTAAATGTTAAGTGAAGAAGAATTATATTGTTTAGCACAGCATTACAATTCATTTTTAGAACAAGCTAAACGTAAAGAACAAGCTAACTGGGGCGAACCATGTGAAATATGTAAATACGGTATAGAGTGCTACTGTGAAAGAAAGCACCCTATATATTTAGATATGGAGAAAAAATTACCTATTAAGATAAGTCATTTTTCTAACGAGTAAGATTGAGCAAGAGGACAAGTGTGATTATTAAGATAAGGACAATTATTTTCAGTACCATATTCACAATGTCTATTTAGTATTTTGTACTGAGGTTTTATGTTGCCAGATAAACGCAAAACTGCAATTTCTAAATAAATTGAATGAGTATCATCAATAAAAGGGCAGTATCCATTAACTCTTTCTATCATGATAACACCTCATTTTTATCATTGATTAATTTTATTTTGCCGTTTTGTTCTTCATAATCAGCAATACAATTTTCAATTAGAAATTCAATTTGCATAGCAATAGAACGTTTATTGATGTCGGCAATATATTTAATTTTTTCAAAGTTTTCAGGTTGCATTCTCATAGTGAAAGCTCTTTTATCAGTAGCCAAAGTAATCACTCCTAATCTTTAAAGTGATTTCATTATGATATATTTTTGATATATTTTCAATATTGCATATTGACATCACTTTGAAAACAATATATATTTATATTGCAAGGTGATATCACTGTGATAGCAAAAAGGAGGTAAAGATGGAAAACAGAGCCAGCATATTAATTAGAATTCCTTTAGAAATAAAAGAACAAATAAAACAGCAAGCAACAAACCGAGGAATTACAGTAAACAGTTTAATTTCTCAAGTTTTATGGGAATATTTAAACAGAAGAAAGGGCGAATAAGTATGTTAACTAAAAAATTTAAATCTAATAAATTCTATGAAGTAACTCGCTATTTTTTTAAATATGGTCATGATTATGATGAGATTGATGGAAATACTACAGTATGGGACTCTTTAGAAAAAGCAAAATCTTTTATTGAAAAATATAGATTTAATAGAAAATTTTATTCAGCTACTGTTGAAGAAATTACAGTTGATAGAGAAATCACAGTTGAAGATTATAAAGAACATAACTACAAATGTGTATCTTACCAAAAAGTTTATTCCGAAGATTATGATGGTAATTTTGAAGAAACACCTGAAACAATTTATTACTTAAATGATGAAAAAAGAAACAATACAGAAAAAGAAGATGTTTATAAAATTTTCCAAGTAGATGAAGGTACTGCATGGTGTATAGAAGCAAAAACTTTAACAGAAGCTAAAGAAATTGCTAAGAAATATAAAGGTCATATTGATGATGAAAAAGAATATAAGATTTGTTTTGGTAATGATAGAACATTTGGTATTCAGACTGTAGGCTTACAGTCAGCTTTAGAGTTAGGACAATCTTATGCAAAAAACCATATTGGCGAAAAGATAACAGTAATAGATGAAAATAAAAATACAATACAAGAGTTCTTTGAAGAAAAGAAAGAGCCTGTAAAAAGTAATATTAAAACAACAATAAATTTAAAATCTAGGTATTTAACTAAAAAAGCGTGGGATAATTCACATCAAGATTTTACATCTTGGGCTAATGCTGAAGATATTGTTGATGAGGAAATAGTGCAACATTTTAGGGACTGTGTTTCTCCAGTAGCTTATGACGCAATGTATTTACAATGTGGAGAACCATATAAACATGGAGCTAATCCTAAAACAGGAAAGTGGGAGCCAGCATTTATAACTTTCGCTAGAGAGCTTGGTTCGTGGGTATATAAAGGAATTTGTTTTTATAGAGAATATGAGGATGTGGGTTAATTATGGGATTAGAAATCAATATCCCAATTTGGAGAAAAATTCTTTTAACTCCAGATGAGGCAACCAAATTGTTTGGATTACCAGTGCAATTCTTTAGAGTTGCAGGTGCTTTAACTAAAAGTGGAAGTTATGACTTGCCATGCTGTTGGGTGGGTTCTCATTTAAAAATTAATCGTCCCCAATTAGAAAAGTGGTTAGAAGATAAGTCAGATGGTGTAACAGATTTTAAGACATCATATTTATTGGAGAAAATAAAAGAAAATACGCCCCGTAGAGGACGTAAGAGAAAAGAACGTTGATTACAAATATATTATCTCATGAAATAGAGGTTTAATAGTATGAATAAAGAGTTCGCAAAGATGTGCTATTTTGCACGATTAGAAACAGGATTATCTGTCAAAAATGCTTCAAGCTTATTAAATATATGTGAGCGTCAACTAAATTATTATGAGTCAGGTCAAAAAAATATTCCTGATGATATTGTAGCTAAAATGACTAAAGTATATGTAAATCCAGAGTTAGGATATGAGTATTTAAGACAAACAAAAACAGGTAAAGAACTAGCCTTACCAGCTATAAATATGAAAGGCATTTCATCACGAACATTACAATTACGAGTGTGCGTAAAAAATGTAATTGATGTCTTGAATAAATTGGATATTATCGCTTGTGATGATGTTATCGACCAAAAAGAAGTAAGTGCATTTATGGACTGCATGAAACAAATACAGTTATTATCCGGTGCTTGTGTAGGAATTAGGTTGTTTAGACCAATAAAAAAAATCCGCACTGACGGGAACAGCACGGATTTCTTAGATAACATCAAGTTAAATTTTTGAAAGTGACTATATTATATCACATTTATTAAATTTTTGAAAGGGTGATTTTTTTGTACTGTATTTATGCTAAAAATGATGAATTTAATTTATTGATAAACAATATTATGAATGATAAAGATTTTGCGGATAATCTTGAAAAATGTGTACGCATATTAACAAGAGATTTTGTTAATAAAAAAATGCACGCTATTAAATTTATGTCAAAAATTGTTTATGAATATGGGTTAAAACAATTTTTGACAAGTAAATGTGTATTCCCATTAAAAGAAGGTACTACACATTTTAAATTTAAAATAAAAGATTTTATTTTTGAAATGGATGTATTTTTATATCCGTTAGAAAATCCCCAAAATCCATTTAAAAAATATATACAAGTAACTAGCCTAATATTTGGTTTAGAAAGAAGGAACTAACATGGTAAGAGTGTCAATTTTTAATCAGGATAGACAGTTGCAGGGAAAAATAAAACTTCCAGCAACATCACTAAGATTTTTAGTGTCTGGATTAGTAGAATTTCAAAATAACATTTTAAAAACAGGAGGCGCAAATAATGAAGTTAATAAGACTAGAGCTAAATAATTTTAAAGCTATTAAAGAATTTACTTTTGAGCCAAACGGCGAAGATAAAAGCATTTTTGGTAAAAATGGTGTAGGTAAAACTACATTGGTAGATGCTTATTTTTGGGTGCTAGTTGGTAAATCTAGCACCGATAAAAAGATTGATGACGATATTAAATTAAAAGATAATACAGGCAATCCTCAATTAGATAATGGTATAGAACATAAAGTAGCTGCTACTTTAAAACTAGATAATGGTACACAGGTAACATTATCTAAGATATACCAAGAAAAATGGACTAAAAATCATGGTAAAGCTTTGGCAGAGTTTGACGGACATACTACATCTTATTTTGTTAATGATGTGGCAAGAAGTCAAAAAGATTACAACGCTTACATTGAACAACATATCGGTTCTATTGAAATCTTAAAAATGTTATCTAGTGCCACTTATTTTTGTAATATGGCATGGAAAAAGCAACGTGAATTATTGCTTGAAGTCTGTGGGGATATTACAGACGAAGATGTAATTAATTCTGATGACCGATTAAAAGATTTACCTTCTATGTTAGAAGGTAAAAATGTTAATGATTTTATAACATTAATTACCCAGCGTAAAACTAAATTAAATACACAGCTCAATAAAATTCCAACACGAATTGATGAGAATCAAAAAATGCTGGACGACGTCAATGAAGAATTAAACGAAGAAGTTATTGAGATAGAACTGAAGGATTTCCGCAAAAAGAAAAATACTCTTGAAAATAAATTAACTACAATCAAAGGTGGGTACGCAGTAGCTCACCTTGAAAGACAAATTGCTCAAATTGATACCAAAATAGAGCAGATAAAACAGCAATATGACGCAACTAACAATGCTGATGTATTAGAATTACAAAAACAAAAATCTGCTAAAGAAATAGAATTACAGAAAGAAAAACAACAACTCGACAATAAAAAAAATGAGAGTGAAATACTTAATAATAAAATGACAAGTATTTCACAACAAATAGAAGATTGTCGAAACGCTTGGAAAGTGGAAAAAAAGAAGGTATTTAGTGGGGATAATCTTTGTCCTACTTGTGGGCAAGCATTACCGCAAGAAAAAATTAACGAAGCAATAGAAAAATTTAATAAAACTAAAGCTGATAATTTAAAAGCTTGTACAGAAGCAGGTACGAACTTAGCTCATAAGAAACAAGAATTAGAACATAAATTACAGGATAATGAAAATACAATAGCTACACTAGTAGAAAACATCAACAATCTAAATAAAAATATCCAGGAATTAGATGTGCAAATTATAGACAAACAAAAGAATATTACAGAGACAGGATATTCCGAAGATGAGGAATATCGAAATCTATATAGAGAAAAAGTAAATCTAAAGAAAGAACTTATCTCAGTTCAAGATGACTGTGCTAATTCTTTAAAACAATATCAATCCGAGATTGAACAGCTTGATTTAGATATTGATGTAAGAGCAGAGAAGTTAGCTAAAATAAAACAATTATCTGCTTTTAAAAATCGCATTAAAGATTTAAAAGCAGAACAAAAACGATTGGGCGAAGAATTTAATAACTTAGAATTTAAATTAAACCTCGCCCAAATATTCACTAAAAATAAAGTAAATATGCTAACAGATAAAATTAATAGCAAGTTTAAAATAACTAGATTTAAGTTGTTTAGTCAACAAGTAAACGGTCTTATAGACGATACTTGTGAAGCCATGACTAAACAAGGTTCGACATATGGTAAGAGTATGTCGAATGGTGAAAAAATCATAATTGGATTGGATATTTGTAATACTTTAGCACAGCATTATAAATTAGATGTCCCAATGTGGATAGATAATGCGGAGTGTGTAAGTGAGATATTAAAAACTAATAATAGCCAAATGTTTAATCTTATTGTTGCTCATCATGATTTTTTGAGAATTAAAGAACCAATACTAAAAAGATTTTAAAAGGGGATATTCAAAATGACAAACACAATAATGCTAAAAGAACAAAATACAATGCCTGGATTTACTTCAAAAGATAGTTACCAGCTTCTTTGGAATATGGCAAAAATGTTTTCCGAAACAACATTAATTCCAGAAAGTTTTAGAAAAAATGTAGGTAATTGTGCTATAGCTATTAACATGGCTCAAAGATTAAAAGCCGACCCGCTTATGGTAATGCAGAATTTATATGTAGTATATGGCAATCCATCTTGGAGTAGTAAATTTCTTATTTCTGTATTCAATCAATGCGGAAAATATACAAGCATAAAATATAAATATGTAGGAGATAAAAATACAGATGACTACGGTTGTATAGCTTACACAACTGAAATTGCAACTGGAGATAAAATTGAAGGTCCACTTGTTACGATTGGTTTAGCAAAAGCAGAAGGCTGGTTTGCTAAAAAAGGTAGTAAATGGCAGACAATACCAGATTTAATGCTTAGATATAGAGCTGCTGCATGGCTTATTCGTACTACTGCTCCAGAGTTAAGTATGGGATTACAAACACAAGAAGAAATTTATGATACACACGAAAAAGATATTACAGAAGAAGCAAAACCTGTACAGGAAATAAAGGAAAAAATGGCGTCTAAGACACTGGAAATGCCAAAACAAGAACCAAAATCAGAGGTATTAGAAAAAATAAATAAAATTGAAGCTAAGCCAAAAGAAACAGTACAAACTAAATCTGCAAGAAAAGAAGAACCTAAAAAAGTTAAAGTTGAACAACCTGCCTTTGATGAACAGGAAGATGATGAGGAACAACCACCATTCTAATAGGAGTGAAGTATAATGTTTATTTCTTGTTATGCCAGTGGAAGTGCTGGAAATCTGTATAAGATAGAAAATAATAAGACCACACTACTAATTGAGTGTGGTCTACCAATGAAAGATATCAGACATTGCTTAGGAACTACGATTGATAATGTAGAGGCTGTTTTATTGACACATGAACATAAAGACCACAGCAAAGCAATACACGAGTTTTTAAGGTTGGGTATATTTATACCAGCAAAGGAACAGCGATTGCCTGCGGGGCGGAGAAAAGCCCCTACGTGCATTTTATCGAAAGTGAAAAGGTATTTTTTATTGGCGATATAACTATATTGCCATTTAAAACTAACCACGACGCAATTGAGCCACTGGGATTTGTTTTAAGAGATAATAAAGATATTTTGATGTTTGCTACTGATACCTATAATATTGAATTTAATGTTCATAGGATTTCACAACTAATGATTGAATGTAATCACAGTTACGAAATCTTAGATGAAAAGCTTAAAAATGGGCAGATAGATAAGAGCAGATATAACAGGTTAGTAAAAAGCCATTTTTCTTTGGAAAATTTAAAAACATGGCTTAGTAAAAATGATTTGACTTGCTTAAAAGAAATCTATTTATTGCATTTATCTAAACAAAATTCAGATGCAGACGAATTTAGACAAGAAATAGAAGCTATTACAGGTATTCCTGTATATATAGCAGATGAAAATGTAATAAAAACAGGTAATTATATTATGCCAACGAACACATGGGAATGTGTTCCTAAACCTTCAACTCGCAGTAATTTTTTTTACAAAATTTTTAGAGAGGAATAAAAAATGAAAATGATATTGCATACTACTTTTAATGGAAAATTAAATTTTATAAGTCTATATGGGTTTGAAATATGCGTAAATGGCAATAAATGGGATTTAAGAACGTTTGAAGAATTTCATGTGTGTAACTCTATTTTTAGGTGTAAGGAATATGATTCTATTGTTTGTGATATTGTGGCAAAATGCAAAACTACAGGGAAATTAATTGAAATATGTAAGGTCGATTCTGTTAATGACGCAAAAGATATTATTCGAGAAATAATAAATCATATGTCCGATATATATGAAGTAACTCAAAACAAGAAAATAATACCAACTTCGTTAAAACATATTAAGAATTATTGTGCAGCTATAAATGGCAACTGTAAAAAATGTGAAATTATTAAATACAGTAAATATATATGTGCTGGATGTTATCGCCAAGATTTTAAACCAATGAATTGGGAATTGAGAGAGGATGTATAAAAGATGTCTACAGAAGAACGTTATTGTATTAATAGTGTAAAAATTATCAAAGATAAAATCAGAATGGATTTTACAGACAATGGAGATAGCGTAAAACGAGATTTTAAACAAAAAGCAACTCCAGAATTTTATGCAGCTATTACAGGTTTAAAAAAAACGGCATTAGCTATGATGGGATTATCTGAGCAGACAGAAAAAGAGATTTCTTCAAAAGCGGAATGTTACGGCGTTACTATTTATCATGCCAAAGATGATACTATTGGCTGTAGCATACATCTAAAATTCTATACTGGTGAAGATGATAATCCAATAATAATTAACACTCCAAAAAGAATGAACCCTTCTGATGAATATAGTGGTGATAAATGTCTTAGCGAAGAAGGCAGTAAGAAATTAGACGATTTAATTTATGCTACGCTTGATTATTTGAAAGGTAAAAGAGCGCAGGTGGCATTGTTTGATGCTGAAGGAAATGTCGTGGAACAAACAAAAGAAGAGCCTAAACCTAAAGAAACAGCAAAACAAAAATCTAAAGATAAAAAACCTACTGTTCCTGTTAGGGCAGAAGTTATAGATATAAGTAGTTTAACAGCGGAAACATTGCCTAATTAAAGTGAGGTGTAATAAATGGGAAGGCTAAAAGATGACAACAATATACAGATTTATGGCTGGATGACTACAAAACTAAAATTAAAAGGAAATGAACTACTGATATACGCTGTCATCTACAGCTTTTCCCGCAATGATAACGGAAATGGCGTATTTAATGCTAGCACTGCTTATCTTTGTGAATGGACTAACTCAAGTAGACAAAGTATCATTGATTGTTTAAATAGCTTGCTCAATAAAAAATTCATAATAAAAATTGAAGATAATTCACGAAAAAAGAAACCGAATGTCTATAAAATTAATGAAAATATTTTTGATAAGACATGTAAAGAAAGTTTACAAGAGCATGTAAAGAAAGTTGATAAGACATGTAAAGAAAGTTTACACAATAATAATATAGATAATAATATAGATAATAATATTAATAATATAGTTGTTGATATTGTTAAGAAAAAAATAAAAGCAGCAGATAAGAAACAAGAGAAATTAGATAGATATCGTGATAAAGATTTTAAAGAAGTATCATACGCATTTTCAAATAATATTCATCCGATAAATGGCATGATTGAAGCTGATATGCTTATTAGTTTATTAGATGATTATGGTAAATCATGGGTATTGGAAGGAATAAAAGAGATGGTTAGGCATCACGGAACTACTTTAGCATATCTTAATGGAATTTTATCTAATTGGAAAAAATATGGATTTAAAAATAAAAAACAGGTTAAACAAATTAATAGTGATGATAAAAAAGCTGAATATGGATTTTAGAGGGTAGGTGATAGTAATGAAGCTTACTAAAATTGACTTGGCTAGAATAAAACAAGCTGATAAAGAATTAGCATATAAAAGAACATTAGAGAAAAAACAAGACGATAGTTTAAAAAGTATAAGCACAATAAATTATTTAAATGGCATAAAAAATAAAAGTCTTAATTTTACAGCTCAATTTGTATATAAAAAACAAGATTATGAATGTGAATTATGTCAAGATAAAGGCTATATCATAGTAAAAAATGAAAAAGGATATGATTATTCAATACCTTGTAAATGTTATGCTAAGCGTACAGTACGGGCTATGCTTGAAAAAACTGGAATGAATATAAACGAGTATAGAAAAAAGACATTGAATAGTTTTCCAAATGATAGGGCAGAAGCAATAAAAATGAAACAACTAGCAATCGATTTTATAAACAACCATAAAGAAGGCGATAGCATTGCATTTGTTGGCAAATCTGGAACAATGAAAACCAGTATTTGCATTGCAATTTGTTTAGAATTAGCAAAAAAGTATAATCAAGCACATATTTATTTTAGTTATTTAACAGAAATAAACAGATTAAAAAATATTATGTATAACAATTCTTTAGAGTATAGCGAAGAAATTAAAAAGCTTGGAACTTGTGAAAATTTATATATAGATGACCTATTTAAAAAGCAAAAAGCTAAAGATGATAATAGTAAAATTGATGTTACAAATGCAGACATTAAGATAATGTACGAAATAATAAATCAAAGATATATCAATCGTAAAACAACTTTATTTTCTAGTGAATTTACAATATCTGAAATTATAAATAATGTTGATGAGGCTCTAGGTAGTAGAATTTTTGAGATGTGTTGCAATGGTAAATATGGAATGATTTGCAATGATTATAATAGACGATTACCAGTGAATAAATAAATTAAAGGAGTAATAAAATGACTGAAGTAATTTTTGTATCTACAAAAAGAAATAGTAGTATTGGGTATTTACAGCAAGGAACTTCTGTACAATACGAAAAACCTTACTTTAATGCGTTAGTTGAAAAAGTTCTTGGAAAAAAATCATCAGAATATATATCACGTGAAATAGAAAGTTATTCTAATAAAAAAAGATTTGTAATTGTTCTTCGTGATGAACAACTTAAAACATTTTTAAAAGCAAAAGCTTTGATAGCTACTTGTAAAGATAAAAGAATTAAAGATGAAAATATTTCAGATTTAATTATGAGTGGAGTTTTAGGATAAAATGCGTAATAAAGATTTAATACAAAGAGCTATTCATAGTTGTATGAATAGAATAGGACTTCCTTATAATGGAGCTTTTAAAGTTAAATATAACGATAAAACAGAATTTTGCAAAATATGTAAAGGAATAGATGGATATTATGAATTACAATGTTTCGTTGGTGGTGTTTGGATTACTACAAACGAGAGCAAACTTAATGTACTAGATATTTTTTTTGGAAGTGCCAAGATATTAAAAATCTACAAAGGAATAAACTTCAAAAAAGATTATTACAAGCATAAATAAGTAAAGGAGATTAGAAAAATGAATGAGTTAATACAGGTTAAAGTTAATAAAAATAATGAACAGGTAGTAAGTGGTCGAGATTTACATGAGTTTTTAGAAATTAATACACCATATGTTAAGTGGTTTAATCGAATGTTGGAATATGGATTTGAAGAAAATATTGATTATTTAGTTACGGACATTTTTGTCCATAACTCAAAAGGTGGGAGACAAACACAAATTGACCATATTTTAAAAATGGATATGGCAAAAGAAATCTGTATGATACAGAGAACTGAAAAAGGAAGAAAGGCACGGCGTTATTTTATTGAGATTGAAAAAGCATGGAATGACCCACAGAAAGTATTAGAAAGAGCTAATAATATACAAAAGAGAGTAGATATTTCAATAGGTAAACATAAACGACAACGACCATTGTTGAATTATATCCTTGATTATATGGATTTTGGTGATGTCGATTTTATGGCTAGTATGTATAACATATCGCCAGAAATGTTGTTGCGTATTTTAGAAAAAGAAAATCTTATTTACTTTAATCAATTTGAGCAAAAATATTATCTAAATAATGATAATAGACATACAGAAGGCTTTTTAGTTAAAGACGATTGGGACGACTGGGCATTGTCTAAGATATTTTTATTAAAAATTTATGAGGTAATGGAACAGTACGGGATAAAATCCAAGTATGATATGTAATTAAAACATGGTTAAAAACGTCTAAGAAGTCGATACAGCCGTTTTTATGCAAATTATGATTAAATTATATATGTAGATATATAAAACGGTTTAAATCGACTCTGATAATAAAAAATAACATCAATTTTTGAAAGGCTGGTTTTATTATGTGGAAAGAATGCAAATATTGCCATAAAGAGTTTTGGACTAACTATATAAAAAGGGAATATTGTTCTGAACACTGTGCGTATAAATACAATTATGAACGTTCAAGGACAAGTATTCTAGCTAGATATAGAAAGCCACGTAATATTGCTGATAATGTTATAAAACCAAAGAAATCAAATAAAGTTGTTTTTAATTTCATTATGGAGCTTAATCAACTCACGACTTTAAGCTATGGAAAACTAATGCAGTATTATCCAGATTTGAATAAAATTAAAAGTTTTATAGATTATCAGCAGGTAGTGGGAAATGCTAAAAAAGTAAATGTAGATGAAGTTATGTTGAATCACGCTAAACAATTAAATTTAGATTTTAATTAGGAGTGTTTGAAATGATAAAAAAAATGAAATCTAATTATGTGGCTCATAATATTAGAAAAAATATGCGTATAAACATAAATAAAAAAGATGAATTAATATATAAAGCAGCTAAAATAGCTAAATGTTGTGTTGAATTTGGAGATTATGGATGTTCTATATATTGGGATTTTAAGCAAAATTGTTGGATTGAGTCAGAGGGTTTAGATATGTTAAATACAGCCTGCCTTGTTGGGGCTAATATGCTTAAATGTAATCCTAAGAAAATTTATAAATTAGTATCCATAATTTATGAAATGAGTATTAGTGAATATATGCTTGTTATGCCTCCAACAAGAGAGGTAATAAAAAAATTTAAATCACTTAAAATTGATAAAGAATTAAATTATAGAGGTAGAAAAAAATGATACATGAATTAAAAATAAAGCCAAAATTTTTCCAGGATATTATAAACGGAATTAAAAATTTTGAAATTCGCAAAAATGACCGTATGTTTAGAGTTGGCGATATATTAGTATTGTCCGAATTTGATTATAGAGATAATACTTATACAGGTAATCAAATTAAAGTAAAAGTAGATAATATATTAACACATGATGATTTTCCAGATGGTATACCTATTGATTATGTAGTAATGAATATAAGACGATATAACTCTTGGATACCAGTACAAAATGATATTTATTATCGCATAGACATAGACGGAGATATCGTTGAAGATACATGGGAAGAAACAACATTTGATTATGCTGTTTTGATGATAGGAAATTGCTTTAAAAGTAAAGTACAAGCTGCTATGTATAAAAATTATTATGTACATTTATATAAGGGGTATCAAAATGAAAAATATAAACGCAATTAAAACTTTTATGCAAGAAAATGGAGTTCATTTTGAAGAAGAATTTTATGTTGATTTTGGAGAAAAACAAGAAATATTTAATATAGATAATTTAAAAAAATTTAGTATTTCACAAGATGATGAAGAACTTTATTTCACTAATGATTCAGGTGAAGAAATATCTTGTGAAGAAATAGGAAACATACTATTTAATGATGATGTTCATGTTATTACTAAAAATTATTTTGAAACAATGATGAATTACTATATTAGTATTTCTAAAATATGTGATGACTTTAATAATAATGAAACAGAATGTACTAAATGCCCTGCATGGTCATGTAATGATGGATGTTTTTTTATAGATAGTTATATTCCAAATGGAATAGTAGAAAATTTAGGGATTCAACATCATTTGCCTATACCAAGAGATTATAAATATAAAAATAAATTTTTATGTAAATGTAGAGATTATAAAGAATTAATAGGAGATACCAATGAATAAAACACCTTTTGCATTTGTTTTATATGGAAATCCTGTAACAAAAAAGAATAGCCCAGTTATGGTAAAAGGACGTTCAGTCCTTTTACCAAGTGAGGCTTATCGAAAGTATGAAAGTTCTTGTAGAAAAGCGTTACAAGTATTAAAAGTACAAGAAAAATTAAGACATTTTAGTATGGGTGTATCTATGTGCTGTCTATATTACTTAGAAAGTAAAGCTCATTATCCAGATTTATTAGGATTGTTACAATCAACATCAGATATCATATCTGATGAATATAAAACAATAAACCATAAAAAAACGTTATACACAAAATGGGTACTTTCTGACGATAGAATAATAAAAAATTTTGATGGTAGTAAGATTGTAGAAGTAAATAGTTTACAACCTAGAGTAATAGTTATAATTACACCACTTAGCACAACTATTGATACGGAAACAGACCCATATATAATTAAACAACTTAAGGAAGAAAATAATTTATTTTAGTGTCATGGATATGGATGAAGAAATATTTTTAAAAGAATGTGAAGAAAAAGTAAGCATAGAAGCGGATTATGTACTTAGAAATTTAGAAAGATTTGCTGAAGAAGAAATGCTTGAATTTGATTGGATATTACTAGAATTTAGAAAACAATTTAATAGAAAGATAAAAGAACGAGGTATTAATTATGACTTATGAAGAAATGAAAAATAAACATCAAGAGGAATATGATACGTTTGCTAAAGACAAAATTTTCTATATATTTACTTCTAGTAAAGAAGAATTTGAAAAGAAATTAAAAGAATATGGATTGAGTAAAGAGGACATTTGTTCTATTGGCTTTGGTGGATTTATAAAAAAGAAAGATAAGGAAGAATTAAAAAATCTGACACAAAGACATAGAAAAGAAAAGCAAGAAGCTATAGAACAAGATAAGGACGGAAGCGGATTTATAAAATCTATGTTTATTTATGAGCTTTGGAGTCATGAATTTGCATATACTTATGATACAGAAGATACTTTAAATGATTTGGGATACACAATGGAACAAATAAATAATGATAAAGCTTTAAAAAATGGTTTAGATTTAGCTATTCAATGCTTTTATAGGGATTAAAGATATAGGAGATAATAAAATGAAAAATAAACAGTTAATACAACAATTTATGGAAGAAAACGGAATAGAGTTTAATAAACCATTTTGGGTTAAAACTAAAAATGAGATTGGTATGGTCAAATGTAGAATAATAGAAGATAAAAAAATTGGAATACCAGAAACTGAATATTATTCTGAAAAAGAAGAAAAATGGAATGTAGCAGGCGTGATGTGGTTAATGCTTGTTATGTTTGGTGAAGGTTATGAGATTATACCACAACCAATGTACACATTAACAGAAATAAAAAATAGGATTATGGGTGAGGTAAAAAAGCAGAAGAAACAGTGGGGCGATGAAAGTGAGCTAACACCTCATCAATGGCTCGGACTAATACAAGAAGAGGTTGGAGAAATAGCTCAATCAGTTAATGAAACATATTTACCTAACAAGACAAAAAGCCAACTAGGAGGCAAGGAAAATATACAAGCTGAAATATATCAGGCTGCTGCACTTTTGATAAGGTTTTCAGAAAGAATAGAAGGTGAGTAATATGCAGTGTAACCAACGATATTATGAAGCTGATATAGGTTTTATGTGTTGGATTAATAAAAAACCATGCAATAAAGATAATTGCACATTAAAGCATAGATTTATAAAAGATTTCTCGAATAAAGTTATTAAAAATTTAAAGGAGAGTACAAAATGACACCATTTGAATTATTTGCATATTGTGTAGCTGTGGTATCTGGATTAATTGGAGGCTTAGTTTTAGTAGTATTAGGGATTTTTATATTACTAATAGTTACAGGTATACCATTTAAAGTATTTAATGTTTGGAATAAACGAAAAGTTAAACTTGTTAATAATGGAGGAAACAATGGAAAAACGCAATCATGAGCATTATATGGACACAGTTCCATATAATGCCATAAATAAAATTGAAAAAGAAAATGAACAAAAAAGATTAGTACGATTAAAAATAGCTTTAAAAGCTACAAAAGCAGTATTTAAAGAATTTGGTTTTGAAGTTAAAGAACGTATAGTAGTTAAAGATTTAGAAAGTAATAAAATATATAAATAAAGGAAGCTTATATAATGTTTAAAAGACCACCAACTGAATATGAAATTATAAAACAGAATAATGAAAAACGAAATCGTAAAATTTTTGGAACAACAATAATATTATTTATCATAATAGTAGTTTCACTTATATTAGCAAGATAAAAAAATCTATTTAAGGAGCGAAATATTCGCTCCTTTTGCTGTCGTATTTGCAATGGAGGTAACTATGAACAAGAACGTTGATTATATTGGGAAAACAGTTTATTATTTAAAGAATTATAACCAATTTAAAATATCAGTTAAAAATTTAGAGGAAGATATTGAAGCATTACAACAGACTATACAATTAGAAGCAGTCGCTCCTATAGCTAAATACGGTGATGATATTACTGCTGGTAGTAATAGTGAATTTGGACTAACCGCAGTTGAGGCATATACAGCAAAAAAAGCACAGTATAAGGCTAGGATTATAGAATTACAAAGTCGTTTAGAAATTATAAATAGAATAATAAAAAAAGTGGACCGTTCGATAGAAGGATTAAATGCCGAAGAAAAAAGAATTATTATATCTTTTTATTTAGACAATAAAAAATGGCGTGAAATAGCTCAACGAAACTATATATCAGAACAGTGGGCTAAAAAATGCAGAAATAAAGCTATTAGAAGATTATCAAGAATGTTATTTGGTTTAACTGCTGTACAGGAACAGTTAGATTTATTCATATAAATCAGCTTATCCACAATAATTGTGGATAAATACATAATTTTAATAGTGATTATTTTAGTGCGCATTTAGTAGACTTTTAGTTATCATTTTAGTGCGTGTTTTTGTACTCAAATAGGCGCCTTTTTGTTGCTCTTTTTTTATGTTTTTCGTGTTATACTAATAACATCAAAAATTGCATACGAGATTAAATCAATAATAAAGCACAGGCATTATAGCTTGTGCTTTATTATTTTGGAGGAGAAAAAATGAAAGAATTACAGATAGTTTATAAGAATATATCTGAATTAAATCCTTACGAGAATAACCCCAGATTTAATGATGAGGCTGTTGAATATGTAGCAAATAGCATTAAAGAATTTGGTTTTAAAAATCCAATTATCCTGGATAATAACAATGTAATTGTATGCGGACACACTAGATATAAAGCAGCTAAAAAATTAGAAATGGAAAATGTTCCATGTATTATTTGTTCAGATTTAACACCAGAGCAAATAAAAGCTTTTCGTCTTGCAGATAATAAAACTGCTGAATTAGCTGATTGGGATATGGATTTATTAAATCAAGAATTTGCAGATATACTTGACTTTGATATGTCTTTATTTGGATTTATGGATAATATTCCAGATGTTAACTTAGATTTAACAGATGATAATAAATACAGTACAAATATTCAAATTCCACAATATGAAATAACAGGTGAATGTCCTGCACTTGAAGCTTTAGTTGATGAGGATAAAACCAATTCCCTACTAGAGAAAATAGAACAAGTAGATATTCCAGAAGAAATAAAAGCTTTTCTACGTAAAGCAGCTACGCGCCATTATGCTTTTAATTATAAAAATATTGCTGAATATTATGCTCATGCACCAGCTGAAATTCAAGAACTTATGGAAGAATCTGCACTCGTCATAATTGACTATAATAACGCTATTCGTAATGGTTATGTTCAACTTAGTGAGGACTTAAAATCCCTAGTAGAGAGCGAGGAAGAAAATGCGTAATGATTTTGCAGTATTTATTTTATCTAACGGCAGACCTGACAATATAAAAACACTTAGAGCTTTAAAGAAAGGCAATTACACTGGTAATTGGTATATCGTTTGCGACGATTTAGATACTACATTGCCGGAGTATAAAAAGAAATTCAAAGACAGAGTTATCGTATTTGATAAACGTGCTATAGCTGCTAAAATCGACACGGGTATAAATGACAATGAAGATATGAGAGCTATCGTCTACGCCCGTAATGCGTGTTTTGATATAGCAAAAGATTTAGGACTAACATATTTTCTTGAACTTGACGACGATTATACTTCTTTTGACGCTCGATATATTTCAAAAGGGAAAAAAGAGAAACTTAAGGTCCGTAAAATTAAAAATCTTGATAATATATTTGAGGCAATAATTAAATTTCTGGATACCTCAGGGGCATTATCAGTTGCTATTGCTCAAGCTGGTGATTATATTGGAGGCGTTGATGGCAAATTTTATAAAAAAGGACTTGCTAGAAAGTGTATGAATACTTTCTTTTGTCGTACCGATAATCGTTTTTGGTGGAGTGGTAAGCAGAACGAAGATGTATCAACATATACACATTTAGGAAACAAAGGAAAATTGTTTTTCACTTATACAAAAATATGTATTATCCAAGCAGCTACACAACAGACTACTGGAGGTATGACAGAGGTTTATCTGGAAAAGGGCGGATATAACAAGCCGTTTTCAAGTGTCATTTTTAGTCCTCAAGCTGTTAAGATAGCAATGATGAATACCAGTCATAAAAGAATACATCACAAAATTAATTGGAATTTATGTACTCCTAAAATAATCAATGAAAAATATAAGAAGGTGAAAAAGTGATTGATGATAATAAATTAATTTTTAACATGAAGAATGTTTTTTATAAATTGCCTATTACAGCAGATATATTTTTAACTAATTTTTGTAATAATCATTGTAATTATTGTACATATGGGCGTTGGGATGAATTAAGTCGTAAGTCTAGATATATGACATATGACAAATTTATTGAGTATGTACAAATATTATTACAGTTTAATGTTAAGAGTATTATTTTAACAGGTGGTGGCGAGCCAACGCTTAATCCAGATTTTGAAAAAATAACAGCTTATTTAGAAGAAAACCATATACCGTATGGAGTAAATACGAATTTTAATATTTTGAAAAAGATTGCTCCTAAATATTTAAAAGTATCTTTAGACGCTAGTAATCCTAAGCAATATAAAGTTCTTAGGGGTGTAGATAGATATACACAAGTTATTAAAAATATACAAGCATATCGAGTATGGCAAAAAGAAAATAACATTCCCACAAAATTAGAAATTCAATGTGTAGTAAAAAATTATGCTGACCTTGATTTTTATTATGCACATAAAGATTTAGATGTAGATTACATTATATTTAGACCTGTAGAAAGTACGCAAGCTCAATATTATAAGAATAAAAACAATGTAGCTCCAATATTAGATAAATTAGAACGAATACAATATCGAGATAAGCGTGTAGTTATAAATTATAAATTTAATAGAATTGGATATACTCCTAGAGAATGTATATCCAATTTCACTCAGATTGCACTCGATGAGCAAGGCAACGTTATGTATTGTTGTCATAAACCTTACGAAATTGTTGGACATATTACAGAAAAAGGTGTTCTAGAGAAAAAGTTGCTATATAAAACTAATATGAGTAAATGTGATGTTCCGTGCAGATTAACTGGTTGTAATTACTTATTAGATAAGGCAAAGGAGCATACTTCTGATAGTATGTTTATTTAGTCTTATTTTGACGTAATTTGACAATTTTACTATAGGATAATGAAATGAATATAGAAAATAAAAAAACGCGTATAGAACGCGTTAGGAAGGTTACAACGGAACAGGCTGAAAAAGCTTTGCAGAAAAGTGCAGGGATATTAACTCATGCAGTTACTTATTTAGAGCAAATGTATGGTATCAAGATTACAAGACAAGCATTATCTTATAGAGTTAAAAAGTCTAAAAGATTACAACAGGCACAGCAAGAAGCGAGAGAAACAGTTTTAGATTTGGCTGAAGGTGTTATTTTTTCAGAGATAAAAAAAGGAAATTGGAAAGTGTCTTTATCTGTCCTTAGAACATTAGGGAAAAACAGAGGATATGCTGAAAAAGTTATTCATACGGATAAAGAGGAAACAGAACAACAATCAAATGCAGCAGAATTATTAACAGAAGTATTAGAAAAAGTATGGGAGGGGAAAAATGACAAAACACAATAAAAATATTGATGAATTGGCAAAATCCATGCGTCAGTATATTGATGACCCTGTACCATTTGTACAAAATGTTTTAAAAGCGCAGCCAGATAAATGGCAAATAGAATGTCTAAGGGCAATAGCTAATCATCCTCGTGTGGCTGTTCGTTCTGGTCATGGTGTCGGGAAAACTGCATTAGAAAGTTGGGCTATTTTATGGTTTATGTTTACGCGACCATTTCCTAAAGTGCCATGTACAGCCCCAACGCAACAACAATTATTAGATATTCTTTGGCCAGAGATTAGTAAATGGCTAAAACGCTCTGAATTATTAGATGGACTTTTTGATTGGCAAAAAACAAAGGTTCAAAATAGAATACACCCAGAGAGATGGTTTGCTACAGCAAGAACCGCCAGCAAGCCAGAAAATATGGCAGGGTTCCATGAGGAACACCTGCTTTTTGTTATTGACGAAGCAAGTGGTGTAATGGACCCGATTTATGAAACTATTGAAGGTGCATTGACTACAAAAGACGCTAAATTACTTTTATGTGGTAATCCCACGCAAAATATTGGAACATTTAAGCGTGCTTTTCACGAGGATAGAGATTTATATTACACAATAAAAGTTAATTGTATGGATACTGACCGTGTAGCTAGCGCTTATTGTCAAAGGCTTATTCGTCAATATGGTATGGACAGTGATGTTGTTAGAGTTCGTGTGCTTGGAGAATTTCCAAAATCAGAGCCAGACGGATTAATTCCATTAGAACTTGTCGAAGCTGCAATGATGAGAGATTTAGACCTAGATTATAATTCAATGCTTCATGTTGGAGCAGATATTGCTCGTTTTGGTGATGACGAAACGATATTTGTTCCTAGAATTGCTGGAAAAACATTGGGCTTATTTCACTATACAAAGCAAGATACAACTACTACAGCAGGTAAATTATTGAATATTACAAAGAATTTTATGAGAGATTATCACAAACCATATGCGACCATTCGTATTGATGATGATGGTGTTGGTGGTGGTGTTACAGATATGCTTAGAGAAACTATAAGGGAACAACGACTAAATATTGATGTAATAGCTTGTCATAATGGTGGTAGTCCAATAGATAAAGAACATTATGCGAATTGGGCTACTGAACAATGGTGTAACTTAAAACAACGATTGATTGATGAAGATATTGAAATTCCAAACGATGATGAATTATCGGCACAATTAAGTACACGTAAATATTCAATAGATAGACGAGGACGTATTATTTTAGAAGATAAAAAGACTTATAAAAAACGTATTCGTAGAAGTCCAGACCGTGCAGACGCTTTAATTCTTGCATTTGCTAAGGTTAGAAATAATATTGACCCAAATATTGCTGCACTTTTAGGAGGGGCAAAATTATATGGTAATTAGAAAATGGCTTAATAAAGCCACTGGAGAAATAAGCAAGTTACGTATTAGAAATTGGTTTTTTAATGTAAATAATATGTATTCTGCCCCATATTCATTGGGGATAGAAGGTCACGTTGATTATAAAAGAGCTAGAGACCTTTATTACAATCGTGATGAAAGATATAAATTAGGTGCTGGTTTTGCTAAGCCAATTATAAATACATTAGCTGGGTTTATGGGAACTCCAAATTTTATATGTGAAGATGAGTCAGCACAAGAGGAATTAGATTTATTTATAAAAAATTTAAAAAGCAAAATGCAACGTACTCATCAGAAAAATCTGATTGATGGTGAAGTTTTTATTCGATTGATTAATAAGAAATCTAATTCCAAACTTTATCCAGAAAATAGCAGGGGTACAATGCTAGATTATATTCTTATCCCACCAGAATTAATTCCAACAGGTGGAATAGAATATGACCCTATAACAGGAGAATATTCTGCTATTACGCTATTATCACGAAATAAATGGATTGACGAAAAAGGTAATAAACAAGAATATATTTTTCGCCAAAAATTAACAGCAAGTAAAATTATTACAATGATTGAAGGAAATGCACCAAAAGGGCTTGAGAGTAAAACAGAATCAAATCCTTGGGGGTTTATTCCTATCATTCATTTTAAGAACGAACCAGATGAAACAGAATTACACGGTTATTCAGAACTTGAACCAATAGAGCCATTTTTAAAGGCTTACCACGATGTAATGATTCACGCAATAACAGGAAGTAAAATGCACTCAACCCCTAAGCTTAAATTTAAATTAAAGGACGTTGAAAAATTTTTGCGAGATAATTTTCCTAATGCTTTTAATGATATGAAACAACAGAAAGATATTAGATTAGATATCAGCGGAAAACAAATTCTGCTAATGCAGGATGAAGATGACGCAAGCTTTATAGAGTGTACATCTGCGATTGGAGATACTTCAACTTTATTGCAATTTTTATTTTATTGTATTATTGATACTTCTGAAGTCCCAGAATTTGCTTTTGGGGTTCATATTTCTAGTTCTCAAGCCAGCACAAAAGAACAAGGGCCAATTCTTACTCGCAGAATAGAGCGAAAAAGGGAACAGGTGGAAACATCATGGAAAATGTTTGCAAGAATGGCTTTGTCCATGATTAGCTCTATATCTGGCAGAAACTATAAATCCTATAATGTAGAGATTGAATGGGACGTAGTGATGGATAAAGATGAACAATCAGACGCACAAACTTTATATGTAATAACACAAGCATTAAGTAATGCTTTAGATAGTAATATTATTAGTATTCAGTCGGCTGTAGATTACTTAGCTAAATATATTGATACTATGGAAACATGGGAACAAGAACAGTCTAGAATTGAAGATACAAAAATGCTCAACAAACCGATAGAAGAAGCATATCAACAAAACAAGCAATTAAAAAACATTGATGATATATTAACTGGAGGTAATGAGGTATGAGCGAGCTAGATGGGATTAAATCAGCAAGTGGTGATTATTATAAATGGGCATTAGAAGCTAGAAAAAAATATTTATTAATGTTACAACAAACTGATGAAACGATAGCCGAATTATATATAGCGTCTATAAATAGAATTATTAAAGAATTTAAGCGAGGAAAAAATAAAAATCTTAAATATTTGTTAGAAGCAATAGCAAAAGATATAGACCAATTTAATGAGGATTTAGCAAAAGTAATAAAATCTGTAGTGGAAGATGGTGCAGAAAATGGAATTTATTTTACAAAGCAAATATCTATAGATGTATTAAAAAAAGCTGGCGTTGATATTGTCCCATTTATAAAATCTATGGAATTTAATCGCAAGCGAGCTGTACAAATAAGTTTTGCACGTTTACATAAAAACGGATTGAAATTATCTGAACGTATCTGGAATGTTGGTCAACATAATAAAAAAATAATGTCAGATATTGTTCGTGCTGGAGTTGGTGAAGATGTGGTTACTGTAGCACGTAGTCTAGAAAGTTATGTAAAAAAAGGCAAAACAAGTATATCAGCTAACTATCCTAATATGATGAAAAGAATGGGGAGTCGTATTCCTACAAATCTTGATTATAATGCGTTGAGACTTGCACGAACTGAACTTACAGCAGCTTATGGTGAAGGTGTTATTGCTTCTGCAAAAGCTACTCCTGTAGTTAAATATGTAAAATGGGTTATAAGTTCTAGTCATCCACGTAAAGATATTTGCGACACTAATGCCACTGGTGGAACAAATGGAAATGGAATATACGAGGCAATGTCTTGTCCAATATATCCTGCACATCCAAATTGTATATGTACGTTGCAACCAGCACCAGAAGATACAACAGTTGTGGTAAATAAATTAAAAGCTTGGTTAAAAAATCCACAATCACAACCAGAGATAGAAGAATGGTATCAGACACATTATAAAATGTTTGAATAATGAAAGGGGGTGAAACTATGAGTATAAAAAGAAACGGTATTATGTTAACAGCAAAAATTACTGGCGAAATGAATGTCGAAGATATTCCAATAGCAAATTGGGCAGATATTGACGCATTAAAAGGTGATGATACTGACCCCTTAGAGGTTGTCATGTCTGTTCCTGCTGGTAAAAGTACAAGAGGGTGGAATTACACAAGTAATGCACTAAATTCTATTGTTGGAGAAGTAAACAGCACAGGATTACCTGGATTTTTAGGACATCAAAAAGCTGAAAATGTTGCAACAGAGTTTCCAACACCTGTTACTCATTGGATAGGTGCAAAAATGGAAAATAACGTTGCTTATTTTAGAGGACTTATTGATAAATCTGCAACTGATTTAAAACGATGGATACGAGGAAAAGCAATAAATCAGGTATCTATTTTTGGTTATCCGCAATTAGAACAAAATACAATTACCGGTGAAACAGATGTTACTGATTATAAAGGTTTATCTATAGACTGGACGCCTTTAAATCGTGCAGGAATGCCTACTTCACTTGTAGCTATTAATGGAGAAATGGACGTTATAGCTCAACCAGCAGATACTTCTCATGAAGCTTTAAGAGAGGTTTTAAGAAGTGCTGCATATGAAAAGTTTAATACAAATGATGATATTTATATAAGTATAGTTAATGTATATGATGATTATTTTATTATTTATTGCAATGACTATAACAATAAAGGAAATGAGGATAAATATTACAAAGTAAGTTATTCTAAAGGACCAGATAATACAATCATTTTAGGTGAGCTTGTGGAGGTTAAGCGAAAAGAAACATGGGAACCTGTGGGAGAAATGGAGATAAAAAACATGAATAATAAATTAAAAGCATTACTTGATGATGGAACAATTACTAAAGATGATTTAAAACAAGCTTGTGGTGAAATTGGTATTAATAATAATGAAGAACCTAATAAAATTGAACAAGCTTGCGGTGAAATGTTTGGAAAAACAGGAGATGAGCTGTTAAATGATATTAAAAGTGCAGCAGAATTATTAAAGCAATCTAATAATAAAAATAAAGAAAAAATTATTGATAAAATTTTAAATGAAAAAGTAAGTGGAGAAATGGCTCAAAATGTAGTAAAAAAAATGCTCCATACAGATAGTTCTGATGAAGCGGTAATTGCTGGTGAAATTGATAGCATTTTAGCAGATAAATCCGTACAAGCTTTATTAGCTAATACAAAAATTGATATTGTACCACCGATTAATGTAAATAATAATAACAATTCTTTCTTTGTTACTAAAAAAGTATCTATTTAATTTTAGGAGGTTAAAATAATGGCTTATCAAGGACAACCTATACCAAGTACAACATTACCTATATCACAAATAAAAATTAGTGATGGTAAATCTGTAGATGTTACTGTTCCAGCAAGTACCGGTGTTGAAGCTGGAGAATTTTGTGTAATTGATGGATTTTTTGGCGTATCTTTACAAAAAGTAAATAAAGATGAGAATACAAATGGTACATTAATTGCATTACAGACAGAACAAGCAGAATATATTACAACACAAATTGATACATCAAAAACATTTGCAATTGGTTCTGCATTATATTTTGATTCAGCGACAAAAAAATTAACAGATGATAGTTCTGTTAGTGGGGCTATTTTAGTTGGAAGAATAACATCTGCTAAAGACAAAAATAATGTTATACAGTTTGTTCTTTATCCGCAAAATGTATCCACTACAAGTGGGACTAAAGCTCCTGAACAATTAGACCATATTGCAAATGCAACAGGAGAAAGTGACGCACATACTGTATTAAATTCTTTGCTTGGTGCATTACAGGCAAAAGGATACATGAAAACAGAATAGGAGGCTAATATAAATGTTAAATATAGTATCTCAAGATACCTTATTAGAAGCTCGTAGAAAATACACAGGAGAAAGTAAAATTCCATTTGTATTTAATGGGCAATTAGATTATGTAGATAAAAAAATTATTAATGGAGAAATGGAAACATTAAGTTTTAGTAAACCGTTAGGGGAAATGATTTCTTACGGTGGAACAAATGTTTCTAAAGAATTACTTAGAAAAGTAGTTCTTGATGTAGAGTTAGGTCGAGAAACAGTACAGACCTTATATCACCCAATCTATGACACAATCTCCGACTCTAATTTACCAGAAGTTTTAGACGCTAAATGGGCTATGCGTGGCTCTTGCGTATTTTTACAGACTGTTGAAGGTAGTGAGATTAAGTTTGGTACAATCGAAGCAGAATATGGACCAACAGCACGTATTGTTACTTATGCTACTGGTTTTGAATATACAAAACAAATGAAAGACTTTAATCAGTCTTTTCAGGTTGAAATGTTAAATAAAGCTATGGGAGAAAGTTATAATGCGTTATTAAATCATATTCATTTTAGTCCTATTTTAGATTTTAGCTATAAATCTAATAATAAGACGGCATATGCAGGAACTTCTGGAGATGTTGCTTGGGTACGTTTATATGAAACAATTAAAAATGGTATGAAAGACGCTATTAATAAGAAACGCACACCTACAGTTATGTTGGCTAGTAAAGCTAATCAGATAGATATTGAAATGGCTTTACGTGGTGGTTATCAAATTGGAGGCACAATTTATCCAGCTATTAGTGGAATTAATACAATTATTTACTATGATGGTTGGGAAGAAACAGTCGGCAAAAAATCGTATGTATATAATGGTTGTCCAGCAAATAAAATTTATTTAATTAGACCAAAACGAGGATTTAAAGAGCTTTTAAAACAAGACTTACGAATTGAAAGTAATGGAGGCGACCTTACACGTATGATTGAACAGCAGATGATAGGTTATACTTATCGTGGCGTATTTGCAGCAGTTGAAGAAAACGTACAAGAATTAACAATCGCTTAATAAAAAAGGATGATATTATGATAATTACTGACGAATTTAAAAAGAAATTACGTAAATATCTACATGAAGTTATTCCACCAGACGGAACAGATAAAGATACTAATTTGTCTGATGAAGATATTGAGGAACTTCTTACAGAGGCTGATAATATTTATAGTGCAGCTGCGCAAGGATGGCGATTAAAAGCTACTACTGCACCAATGGAAGTTGGACAAATAACAAAATATAGTATTGGGCAAGAAACCTACGAAAAATCTACAGCAAGTGATTATTTAAGCTATTGTTTGGAAATGGCTAAGATGTATGAGCAAATGGCAGAAAAAAATAATAATCTTTCAGGTAGTAGAATTTTTAAAATAAAGGCACCGAATGTATTATGAAAAATTTTATTGAAGAACGCAAAAAGGATATCGCAAGAACGATTGCAGAAAATCCAACAAAAATAATAATAAATCGAACTATCAAAGTTCCTAAAGGTGGAGGACGAAGCATAGAAAAATCTGTGCTTGGTCCTTTTTTAATACGCATTTTTAATCAAAAATCTAAAGCGTTTCAAGTTAATGTATCTAATACTGTAGCTGGAGTTAAACAAACAGACTCAACATATGCTTTTTTGGCGACAGATGATGTAGATATAAAATGTACACCAAATATAACAGATGAGTTTGAAGTCTATGGGCAACGGTTCAGAGTAATATCTGTTGTTCCACGTTATATTCAAGGTGTTCTTACTAGCTTAGATGGTGGTCTAGAAGTTATTTCATAGGAGGCAGAAAATGTTTTGTGATGGTGTTAGAGAAAATTTAAGACGTAAGAAAGCAGCAACATATTTATTGTGTAAAAATATTTCTGCGTATATGGAAAATGTAGCTAAGCATAAAGCTGGTTGGGAAGACCGTACAGCACATGCAAGGCAGAGTATTAATCATGATACACAACTGTTAGGTGATGATATAGAAATGACGATTTCTCATGGTGTTAGATATGGTCGTTATCTAGAAAAGGGAACGCCTCCTCATGATATTCATTTGAAGCATAAAAAAGCTTTTATGTGGGCGGGGTTACGACATCCAATAAAGAAAAACCCTATTCATCATCCGGGAACAAAACCATATCAGCCGTTAAAATTAGCAGCTATTCAGGGTAAATATAGAATTAATAATAGTTTAGCTAGATTATGGGAGGAATAAAACATGCGTGAAGCGATAAGAAATGCTTTAATCGAAGCTATTCCAGAAGTTGAAGAACGTATATTTGAACCACATACAGCAACACCTGACACACAAAAACCATATCTTATAGTTAGAGAAATGACCGAAACTGACAATACAGCATGGGCAGGATATAGGGCAAGGATAGAGGTATGGCCCTATTGCGAACAGTCTAGTTATGTAGAAGTTGATGAGTTAGCAAAAAAAATAAGTAATGCTTTGGATAAGAAATTATTAGGAACAAATGATACAGATACTATAACTTGTATTGCTGACGGTATGAGTGATGATACTGTCGATAAAGAATGGGACGCACTTACAAGGTGTGTAAATTTCTATGTACTAGCTCTACAACCTGCCATTTTGCAAGGTCCAATAATCAATGATAACTGGTTAACGGCTTTGGCTGAATGGAGTAAAGAAAAGCTAAGCGAACAAGTTGCAGATTGCTATAGTGGTATCCTGCCAACAGGATATAAGCGTCCATCTATATTATGGCGATTTGATAGCATGGACGTTGAAGAATGTGGTGCATTAGGCTTTGAGGTTATAAAGAATATAACTTGTCATATTTTTGGACGAAATGCAGTAGAAGAATTAAATATTGCAATGAAATTAATTGAAGATATTAAAACGGCAATAAAAATTCCTTTAGATATCAAAAATCGTTGGTATATGACCGTAAAATATGTATCAGGACATTTTTATACAGACGCATTGAAACAAGGTCAAATTAAATTATCTTTAGCACGTAAAGTAAAACGTCCATATGATGAAGCACCATTGATGATGGAAACATATTTTGATGGAAGAATTAACTTATCTGAAATTGAAAGAAGGTGGAAATAATGGCAGAAGATGTAATTAAAACAGCAACAAAACAGGTTGTAGCACCAATTGTTAAGTATTCTATTGCAGACTTAAAAGCTGTATCCCGTAAAGTTTTTGGATGTAATCCAGAAGTCATTGACGGAGCTATTCATGGTAAACCTATACAGGCTTACGGAGTTGAGGAAATGAGAAATTTAATCAATAATTTTTTAAATAAACCAATAAAATAAATAGGAGTGTTGATATATGGCTGGTGGAACATGGGAAGCAACAAACTTACCTAAATTACCGGGTTTTTATATGAATTTTAAATCGGCTGGACTTGCAGCGGTTGAAACTGGCGATAGAGGGACTGTTGTTTTACCAATTAAAGCACATTGGGGAAAAGTTAATGATTTTACCACAATAGTTACGGAAACAGATATTTTAAATGAATTTGGAGCATTAAAAGATACTAACGGTTCAACTTTTTATAAAACACTTAAAATGTGTACATTAGGTGGAGCAAAAAAAATACTTGCTTATAGATTGGCAGATAGCACAGCTAAAGAAGCAAGTTTGACTTTACAAAATGAAACAGATACAGATGTAGTGAAAATAACTGCAAAGTATGTAGGAGAAAGAGGAAATAATTTCAAATTAACGATTGCCCCTTCACTTGCTAATGAAGGTACATTTGACATGAAATTATATGAAAATACAGCTTTATTATACACATATAGTTTTGCTACATGGGCAGAATTGATTGATACAGTAAATACGGCAAATGTTTATATCTTGGCTAGTAAAGCAGAAGGAAGCCCTGACATTAGTGGTAAAGATATTAAAAATATTACTTCGCAAGCATTAACTGGTGGAAATAGTGGTATTACTGGAATCGCTAACACGGATTATATAAAATTACTTGATGTATTAGAGACACAAGAATTTAATATTCTTTCTTTAGACGGTGTTACAGATGAAGCTATTCAAACAAGTATAGCGTCTTGGGTTATACGAATGCGAACACAAGGTAAAAAAATCACGTGTGTTATGGGCGGGTCTTCCGAAGATGATGTTGCTGATGACGCAGTAGAAAAAGCTGTTCAGCGTTCTGCTGGATTTAATCATGAGGGAGTTATTAATATTGGTACTGGAGTAATCCTTGATGATGTAACATATTCTAGTGCAGATTTAGCACCATATGTTGCTGGTTTAATTGCTGGGCAAAAAATGACTGAAAGTACAACTTATGCAGCTACACCATTTGATGATGTTACTAGACGCTGGACAAGAAGCGAACAAGAAACAGCAGTTACAAATGGTGTATTTTTATTTATTAATGACGGTCGAATTGTTAAGGTTTTACAGGGAATTAATTCTTTAATTACATTAAGACAAGACCAAAATAATGCGTTTAAAAAAATTCGTAGTATTAGAACTATGGACGCTATTGACACTGATTTACAGCAAACAGCAGAAGATAATTACATTGGTAAAATAAATAATACTACGGAAGGGCAACTTGCTTTAATTGGTGCTTGTAAACAATATATGGAGGTCTGCGCTCAAGGTGGAATAATTGAGCAAGGGACATATACTGTTGAACTTAATCCAACATATCACGGTGATAATGCGACAATTAAACCAGAGCCTGACCAGGTATATTTAAAATGGTCTGCACATATTACAGATGTTATTGAAAAAATATTTAGTGACTTTATTTGTGAATAGAGGTGAATTTTTAAATGGCAATAGATGGTGTTCGTGTAGTTAATGGTACATTTGGCTATATATACAAAGCAGGTAAATGGCTTTCGCAATATAATAAAGCAAATGCGAAAGTTGAAATTCAAAAAGCTGAATTAAAAGTTGCCGGCGACCGTTGGACTAGACATAAAGTTTTAGGGTTAAAAGGGACTGGCGCTGTTGGTGGTTATAAAGTAACAGATGAATTAATGCAAGAAGTTATGGTTGTTACTAATTCTGATAAACCTTCGTATCGAACAGAATTAATTTTTGCATTAAAAGACCCAGAAGCATGGGGCTTTGAAAGAATACGCTTGATGAATGTTATGTTTGACAGTATTGATGTGGCTAATTGGGAAGCAGGAAAAGAAATAACAGAAGAATGGCCATTTACTTTTGAAGGCTATGAGTTGTTAGACCCAATAGAAGAATAAAATTTATTTAAGGAGATAAAACAATGGAAGAAAAATTATTGAGTAATGTAGAAGTTGATGAAAATACAGTAGAGCAAAACTTTGAAGATGAAGAAGTAAAAGAAAAAATAAACAAAGATATGTCTGAAAGTGATATCATTACAGCATTATTAAATAGTAATGCTGATGATAAACCAATAATGATTGTTCCGCTAAAACGATTAGGTATTCCAGTTACTTTAAAAGCATTAACTGGTAAACAGGTTTCTAGAGTTCGTGAACGTAATACCCGTACAGTTGAGAAAAGAAATAAAACAGAAAAGGTTTTAGACTCCGAAGGCTTTAATATGGGACTTATTATTGCTTCTACTGTAAAACCTAATTGGAGTGCGCCAGAATTATTAAATAAATTCCGTGCTTCTAGTGGTGAGGAAGTTTTAAAACGTATTTTGCTTGGCGGTGAGATTTCTCTGCTCGGTGATGTTGTATTAGAACTTAGTGGATATAATATCAGTATTGATGATATAAAAAACTTATAAAATCCGGAAAGAATATTTTATCTGTAGCCCATGCACTAAGTATTAGAAGGAATATTAGACCGTCAGAGTTTTTTAATATGCCATTCATGGAACGTCAATTTTTAATCGCGTCTATTGAAGTAGAATTAGAAGTAGAACAAGAGGAAATAAACAGAATAAAGGAGAACCGACGTGGCAGATGATCAAGAATTTTATAGATTAAAGCTAGTTTTATCTATGCAGGATAGGCTTACAGCTAGGCTTAAAAAGATAGATGAAAACGTTTTGAAATTTGAGGAACGTATGGCAAAAACTCAAGCAGTTATGGATAAATTTTCTAATACTAAAGTTGAACCAAGAATAACATTAGACACATCAACTATTGAAGATAGATTGAATAAAACTAATGAATTATTAGAAAAAATTGCTAAAAAAACGGTTGAGCCTAGAATAAAACCTAAAGATGAAACTGAGCGTACAACTAGCAAAGTTGAAGGAAGGTTGCAAAAGCTTACAGCGAAAACATGGGATATAACTATAAAGTTAAAAGATAAAACAATTTCCGGATTAGATAAAATAAACAATGCTCTAACATCTCCTTTAGGAATTTTGGGAGTTGGTGCTGGTGCTGTTGGTATTGGTGGATTAATTACCAACAGCGCTCAAAAATCTATGGACTTTACAGCTGAAATAAGTAATATTAAAGCTCTTACTGGAATGCAAGGTGCAGAAATAGAAGCTGTAAGACAACGTGCTTTAGACTTAGGAAAAAGTACAAAATATAGTGCTTTAGAAGCAGCACAAGGAATGACTGAATTATTAAAAGCTGGAGTAGATACAAAATCTGTATTGGGTGAAGCTTCACAAGCTGCTTTAGATTTAGCAGCTGCTGGAGATTTATCTCTTACAGAAGCAGCAGAGGTTATGAGTACTGCCATGAATGTATTTGGAACAAAAGACGCTACACACGTTGCTGATTTATTAGCAGGTGCAGCGAATGCTTCTGCAACAGACGTTCATGAGATGAAATATGCTTTTTCACAAGTAGCAGCTGATGCTCACGGTGTAGGTATGAGTATTGATGATGTTAATGTAGCTTTGGCTACATTTGCTCAATATGGTCAAAAAGGTGAGAAAGCTGGTACAGGTCTTAGAAATATGCTTAATAATTTACAGCCTCATACTAAGCCTGCCGCTGAAACATTTAGCAAATTTAATTTTCTTGATAGCAATGGAAATAGTGTATTTTATACAGCTGAGGGAAAATTAAAAAGTATGGCTGAAATAGCTGATATAATGCAAAAAAATTTAGGAAAATTAAACCCTGCTGAATTAGATATGGCACTATACGATATGTTTGGTGTAGAAGGTAAAGGGCTTGCTAAAGTTATTATGGAACAAGGTGCAAAAGCTTTCATTGCAATGGAAAAAGAAATGAAAAAATTTACCGCTTCTAGTGTTGCTTTAGAAAAACTTAATAATGCTAAAGGTGATATAGAACAATTACGAGGTGCTTTTGAAACATTTCAAATAGAAGCACTTGCTCCATTAGAACCTGCAATTAGAGTAGTAGCTACAGCTTTTACAGACTTTTTTTCTAATGCTGATACATTAGAAAATGTAAAAAGTAATGTTGCTGGAATATCTGATGAAATAGTTGCATTTATGGATAATCTAGCGAGTGATGAAAAATTTCAGCAAATGCAGTGGGGCGATAAAATTGTTTTCTTGCTCGACCAAATGATGATAAAAATGGATGAGTGGGCTAGTGGTTCTGGTGGCGAACAATTTGGTAAGGTGATGACTAAACTTGCAGAAATTGGGATAAAAGCATTTGTTGGCGCACTTACTGGAATGATAAAAGCAGCTTTTAATTCTGCAATAGAGGGTAATTTTAGCAGTGCAATCGCTTTAGGACTGGGTTCAGCATTTATGGCTTCAATTTTACCATTGAGTGGTATTTTTAAAATAGTCAAAAACACCATTGATTTTGGTAAAAACATTAAAACAGGTTCTTATTGGCTTGGGGACGCTTATAGCAGTGGAACAAGTACATCTTCAAAAGTATTAAAAAAAATCCCATTAATTAGCAGTTTAGTTGCTGGATATAACATTCTAACGTCTGATGATAAAACAAAAGCTATTGCTACAGAAGCAGGAGGTTTAAGCGGTGCTTGGGCTGGTAGTAAAATAGGTGCTGGTATAGGGACAATGATAGTCCCTGGTATAGGTACTGCTGTAGGTTCTATTGCAGGTGGTATTGGTGGCTATTGGCTTGGTTCTGAAATTGGTGAAACTATTGTTGATTTTTTCAGAAATGAATTTAATACAAAAGAAATTAATAATGGCAATAACATTTATAATCCTTATATGTATAATCAAGTAACACCTCAACCACAAAACACAGATGTAAGTATACCTGAATTTAATTATCCAACAGAAACATATCAATCCAAAAATAATACAGCTTCAAATAGAACTACTATTTGGGATTTTGCTGACCCAGTAATTAATCAATATGGTGAAAATCAAGTTCAAATGTCTAATATGCAATTAGAAACAGCAAAAGCACAATCTGCTATGATGGGTGAAATATTAGAAAGTGCTGGAGAAAAAATCAATAGATTAAAAGAACTAGGTGCAGAGGGGTGGAATTCTCTTGGTGAAAATGCTTCTATGAACCTTGAACGTATGCGTTATGGTTTATTATCGGCTGGGGAAAGTATTTTACAAACTACTAATACTATTAGTGAGGGCTTTGGCGAAATGTCTAATTCAATTAGTGAATGGTGTTCTACAATAGTTACTGATGTTACAAGTTGGTTTACTCAAATTCCTGATAGAGTTGGACAAGCTATAGATGAAGCTGTAGCAAGAGCAAATGCAGGTTTATCTGATTTAAAAATTTCTGCATGGAATGCTTTACCAGCTCCATTACGAGATACTATAGATTGGGGAGCTAAAAAACTTGGTATTAAAGGCTATGCTAATGGTGGATTTTTAAATCAAGACCAGATAATTCGTGTTGCTGAAGGAAATAATGCTGAAGTAATAATCCCGTTACATTCTTCAAAACGTCAAAGAGGTTTATCACTTTGGCAACAAGCGGGGCAAATGTTGGGGGTTAATAGTAATTTATTTACCAATGTTACGAATAATAATTATATGCCAGCAATGGCTTATGCTTTATCTAGTGGTAATACTAGCGATAATGGTAAATCCAATAACTCTAATAATGCTTTTTCATTTAATGGTTTAAATATTCATATCGGAAATAATAAATCTGATGACGAAATGGCAAGTGCTATCGGTTGGAAAATACTTGCAGAAGTAAAACAAGCATATCAAAATAGGGGTTGAGTAAATGTTTGGTTATTTAAATAAAGGAACAACAGCAACTACTATATTAGATGGATTACAAAAAGGCAGTAAATTTGCAGAAGTTGCAGGAAATTTGTTAAATCAAGCGTTAGTGGGTAATACATGGGTTAATCCTGTAACAATTTTTATCATTGACCAAGTTACAAGTACGATATTTCAGTTGCCAGTTAATCCGCTAGAAATAAAAATGCAATGGCAAAGAAAAATACAAACCGTTAATATTCTTAATTTAGGGGAAATAGATTTTACTACTGGAGATAAATTACAGGAAATTACATTTTCTTCTTTTTTTCCAAAAGAATATGTTCCTACTTATTGTATGTACCCAGAATTACCTACACCAGAAAGTGCTAACGCTGTAATGAATAATTGGAAAAGTCGTTTTAATGACCCTATAAAAGGATTAGCAGACCCGTTACATTTAATAATAACAGGCTCTCAGGATATAAATATGAATGTATTACTCACATCATATGCTTCACAAGAAAAAGGGGGAGAGCCGGGCGACATTTATTTTGATGTTACTTTTAGAGAATGGAAAAATATTGCTGTTCGTACGGAAAGTGAAGAACAACAAAGTAAAAGAGTAGCTATAAAAGAACGTCCAAAACTTGTGAAAATAAATACTGATGATGATTTATTTGGTACAGAAGAAAGTCTTTGGAAAATTGCCAAACAGCATTATGGAAATGGTGAAAGTTGGACAAAGATTTTAGAAGCTAATGCAGGACAAATAACAAAGCAGGTGATTCTGCCATGATTGTTACACCTAATGTATGTCGATATGATGTAATATTGCAAAATAAGTATTTTCTTCGTGAATGTATTCAGTCTTTGACATTAGAAGACAGACTCGACGAGGTTGCTTATTGTGGTAAAGTTCGTTTAGCCGTGCCAGATGACCAGTTTACAGGACTTCCGATAATTACTCCGGGAATGGAAATTCGTATTAGTGGTACGAAATTCGGTGAAGATAAATATTCTTATTTAATTCATCCGGGTGTAGTTTGGAATGTTGAAATTGATAATAATGCACGTAGAAACTGGAACTTAACAATTTATGACCGAACAATATATTTATCAAAATCAGAGGGCCAATTTTTATTTCAAGAGGGGACAACAGCTAGTGACCGTATAAAACAAATATGCAGTGAATGGAATATACCAATATTAAATATTCCAGATACAAAGCAAGCCCTTGCACAAGATGTTGTAAGGGCTAAATCTTTATGGAATATTATTCAGGACCAATTAAAAGAAACGGCTGAAAAATCTGGGAAGTTATTCACTGTGCGTATGCAACCAGATGGACTAGAGTTGTTTGAAATAGGTTCAAATTCAGACCCGTGGGTATTTGAATTTGCTGTTAATTTACAAAGTGTTAGGCAGAAACAAACGCTTAATGGTGCAGTTACTAAAGTAAAAGTATTAGGTAAACAAGAAAAAGGTTCTACAGCCCCAATAGAGTTTGAAACAAATGCTGATACTGATAAATACGGAACAATACAGAAGGTAATTTCGTATAAAAAAGGATTGGATACAAATGCTATAGAACAAAAAGCTACCAATACTTTAGCTGGTATTCAAGAAACAGTCACAGTTGAGGCTATAGATATTAATACTATTCGTAAAGGTGATAAAGTAATCGTGCAGGGATGGGAAGATGGCTTATATGTAATTAGTGTAAAACATAATTGTAATAGTCCCGGAACAATGCAGATGGAGCTTGCTTCACTTGAATATATAAGGAGGAGATATTATCGAAGTGAAAAATCCTTTTAAAGAATTAGCTGCACTTATTGATGAACAAGCTAAAAAGCGAGTTAATGATGGATTTACAGGACAATGGATTACATCACAAATTGGCACAGTTACAGCTAAAGGTGTAATGATAGATGGATTTCCTTATGAATTGACTAATGTTTATGTAAATAGAGCTTGTACATTGTTAGAGCCATATATGACTAATACTAAAAATGTTGCTGGTGGTAGCGGCGACGCACAATATGAAAGCCATAGCCACCCTGTTATAACGCCAACTCCAATATTGCCATTGCATATTGGGGATAGAGTAAAGGTTACTCCGATTAATGGCGGTCAGTATTGGTGTATAGATTGTGTTATAGTTCCGTTTACAGGTGGTGCTTAATTATGCCAGATTTATTTCCAACTGTCGGAGTAACTAATGCAAAATATATTGATGAGGTTGCTTCCGATAAAGTCAATTATGGAAAAACTGTACAATTTGATTTTGAAAAACATGAATTTATATTAAGCCCTACAGGTAAGCAAAAAACTGTTACAGGTTCAAATGCTTGGGCTGAATGGTGTGTAAAAGCTATATCTTCTGAACGGTATAAATATCTTATTTACAGCGACAATTATGGTGAGGAAATAGATACTTTATTAGGAAAAAGTTATCCTAAAAAAGTAGTAGAAAGTGAAATAAAACGCATGGTAAAAGACTGTTTAATGGTAGATAAAAGAACTGCTAGTGTTGATAATTTTACTTTTACATGGATTGATGACGGAATAATGTTTACCTGTGATGTTAAAAATACTATTGGTGAAAGTATTACTATATCAAGAACGGTGGTGAGATAGTGTCCGATGAAATTAATTATTTAGATGAGAGCATGACTACAGAAGAAGCTATTCGTAATAGAATGCTTAATAATATTTCTAATGAATGGGACAAAGAAGAAGGTGGATATATCTATGATAGTATAGCGCCTGTAGCTATAGAAATGGTTTTTATTGGGATGATGGTCCGTAAAGTGCTTAATTTAGGTTTTGCACAAACAACAAACGGTACTTACTTAGATTATAGAGCTGGTGAACATGGTATTTATAGAAAAGAAGCCGTTTTTGCAACTGGAAATATAAAAATAACAGGTAAAGTAGGGGCGAAGATAAATGCTGGATTAAAAATTGCAACAGAAGCTGATACAACCTTAAATATACAATCCGTTGAATTTATTACAACTAAAGATGTTATTATTCCCGAAGATGGCTATATTTATGCTCCAATAGAATCAACTGTAGCTGGTAATATTGGCAATGTAACAGCAAATAAAATTATTGTTTTAGTAGAAAATAATAATAATATAACATCTGTGATAAATACCGAGCCAACAACAGGAGGAACAGATACAGAAAGTGACGTCGATTTGTTAGAACGTTATCTTGATTATGTACGAACTCCAGGAACTAGTGGTAATGTACAAGATTATAAACAATGGGCATTATCTATTCCGGGAGTAACTGCGGTTCATGTTAAGCCACTTTGGAATGGTAATGGAACAGTAAAAGTAATTATTTTAGGTGGAGATGATGAGCCTGCAACTAATGAATTGGTTAAAAAGGTTCAAGATTATATTGCTGGTGATAATAATTTAGGAGAAAGACAAGCTCCTATTGGAGCAGATGTTACTGTAGTTAGTGCAGAAGCTATAACTATAAATATAAATGCTAATGTTGTTATAGATAAAGAAATAACAACATTAGAAAAAGTGCAAATACTTTTTAAAAATAGTGTAGAAAACTATCTAAAAGAAAACGCATTTAATTCTAATACGATATATTTATCTAAAATAGGTGGTTTACTAATAAATATAAATGGTGTATTAGATTATACTGATTTAAAATTAAACAATAATACAGAAAATATACCAACTAATGATGAGCAAGTAGCTGTTACTGGTGAGGTGATATTGAATGAAAAGTGATAAAGGAAAAGAAATGCTTACTTTTACTGATTGGTATTATCAAGACAGTAAAATAATGCAAAGTATTTTAGATACACAAGGTATAGAAATAGACGCTATACGAGATAAAATAAAAAATATTTTAGAACAGTTTTATGTAGATACTGCAACATGGGGTTTAGATTTATGGGAAAAAGAACTTAATATACAAGATACTACAGGGGATTATTTTGAGCGTAGAAATCGTATTAAGTTATATTTAGCAAAACCTGTAACAGTTACGCCTAAATTTTTATGTACATTAACAAATAGATATTTAAACGATAAATCAGCTACTGTTGTTGAGCATATACGAGATTATTATTTCGATATTTGCTTTAATAATGGTAGCCTTTTTGATTGGGAAAATTTACAAAAAGCTATAGAAATTTATAAACCAGCTCACTTAGGTGTTAAATACTTTAGTTTACAAAATGTAGGTTCTAGTATATATGTTGGTGGCACTGTAGACAATATCGAGCAAATAGAAATAGGAATAGAAAAAGATTATAATATAGACCCAATAACGGCTCCTATTTATGTTTATAATATTGCTAATATTGCCGAACAAATAGAGATAGGTAGTGATAATCTAATTGATGATACTAATATAAGTATTAATACTAATAATGTAATTTATGGATTATTTAATGTTGTAGAACAAATAGAAATTTAATATTTAGGAGGAGGGATAATATGGCTAAATTTCCAAATATAACCATGACAAGTGCAGGGCTTGAAATGTTAGCAAGAGCTGCTAGCGGTCAAACTGCAGATAGATTTATAGTAACCAAAGTAAAACTTGGAGATGGAGTTAGTGAAGGTAATATAAGAGATTATACGGATATAATAAGTTCTAAAAAAGAAGTAACTTTAGCTTCTTTTGAAGATAAAGGAAATGGTACGTTCCGATATACTTTTACTTATAATAATGAAGGTGTGAAAGTAGGTTTTTACCATAGGGAAATTGGTCTTTTTGCCAAAAATGGTGATAGTGGTACAGAAAAACTTGTAGGATATACAAATGCAGGAAATTATCCAGGATGGATTGATGATGAGACAAGAATACAACCATATACTAGATTAATGATTAATGTTGGTATTGGAGATACTGATAATGCTAGTGGTCTGGTTGATGTAAGTAATGCTGTAACGATAGAAATGCTAGATGAGCATAATAATAATGAAAATGCACATACTAATTTAATTAAACGATTGTTTGGCTCTGCTACTGCTACAATGGAAAGCGTAAAAAATAGCGTACAAGGATGGTGCAAAGAAAGTATTGCTAGTATTTTTGGTATAGATAGTGCTACACAAACAAATGTAAAAAATAAAATGTTGGAATATGCTCAGGAGCAAATAGAAAGCTGGTTAGAAACATTAGGTATTCGATATAATATAGCTCAAAATGGTTATATTTGCCTCGGTAAATTATTTGGGGACGCAATTATACAGTGGGGAACTAATTATACTAGTAATAAAATAGATATAATAAAATTCCCTATATCTTATAAGAATTTTTGTAGAATATATATCAACCAAATAACATCAACGCCTGATGATATAAAAC